AACCCACTTTTGATAGGCTTCTGTCGTCGCGGAATAGATTCCGTACATGGCCGAAGCGGTGTACGACACCGACTCGGAGATACCATCTCTGGAGATCGACTGCGACGAGAAGCCGCCTCGGAATGCCTGTCCTGCGATCACTAGGATGTCGATGGCGGCCTTCTTGGCAACCAGCTCGATCAGCACAGCAGGTGTTTCACGGAATCCCACGAGCGCCGTGAAATTCCAGAAGTTCGGCAACGGAACGGGGCCGCGCAAGGACTCCACCCACACAAGGCCGATGAAGTTAAATGCAGTCTCCTGGTTGAACGGAACTAACTCTACCCAACCAGTCGTTTCGTGCAGCTCGACCCACTCCAAGGAGATGTCCACGATTCGCGTGTTACTCAGCTTGCCGAACAGCTCCTCGAAGCCAATGAGCGGGTAGTACGGACTCTTGAATCCGATCCAGTGGCCTGCCGCTGGCGTTGTGTACTCTAGCGCGTCCACGACCTCATCCCAGTCCGCGCCCGCAAGTGATGGGGTCGTTTGACCAGCGGGGTACAGGAGGGCAGTCGGGTCGATCTCGGTCGTGATCCTGGTGGGCTCCAAGTACACGGCCAGCTCTACGTCCTCTACCCACGACACGGCCTGCTCGACAATGGCGCGCATGCGCTCGTCGTCCAATGGCTTGCGGTCGATGATCAGCAGCTCAGCGTGAGACTCGAAGGGAAGCGCTGCGATCGAACTGACGCGCACCTTGATGTAGTCGCGAGCCAGGGAACCTTGTCTATCGCCGCGCTGGAGCGTGTAGATGGAACGCCCCGCCTCGATAATCTGCGAAGGACCACTACCCCAAGATAAAGTCCGCACCACTGGTGAGGTGTCATTCTGGTTGAGCAATCCCAGAATGGTCGTAGCGGTGCCGGACGGGTCTACGAAAATTGCGTTGGTTCCTGCGACAAGATCTCCAACGATTTGGACTGAGCCACCTACATCGCTCGCAACCACCCCGGGAATGTCTGTGTTGATAACCCCCGCGACTTCTGCCGCGGTGGCTACCCCAATGCCAACGAAGTCAGCTGTGTTGAACGTCGCGGTGAGCGCTGCGCCTCCGTTGAGCCTTAGGACGAGGGTCATCCCATCAGTCAGCGCGAAAGTCTCTGAGGTCGTCCCTAGCACGCTGGGAGCCGCTGTGACGGCGTAGTTGTAGGACAAGGGATCGGCTACTTTGGGGTGCCCCAAGCTCACACTGTCCACCGTGACGCCTGTAATGACGCGCGGCTGGTCTACCACAGTGAGCTGGTCACTGCTGAACTGGTCAGTGCCGTGTAGGTAATCCGCCTTGAGTCTGTCAATCGTAATCAAGCTTACTCGAAAGTCAGCGCTCTCCCCTTCGATGAGGGGGTTCGTGACGCTGGACGCGGCCATGAAGTACTTACCGCGCCGTACGATCGGCACTGTTTTCGCATTAATGATTTCAGGTAGATAGAACGACACCTGTACGAGCTGGTTTCCGTCCTGTGCGAGTGTCACCGTTTTAGACGTCACAACGACATCTCGTTCGAAGCGTGCCTTGCGTAGCTCCACTAGGATCTCCTCGCCAAGAAGGCCAGATCCTTGTACGTCCAGCGTCACTAGGATGGTGTTACGGTCGTTTTCAAAGCGACTGTACTCCTCCCTGTCCACCGATACGGCTATGGAGGTTGGTGCCGACATTTACGGGATTTGGTACAGGTTTGCCGACGCGCTGTTTGGGACCACCAACCGGCGCCGGTAGTTGCTGGCTGGGATAAAGACTTCCACGTCGGCAAGGCGAACCATCGTCAAGAAGAACTGTCCGTTGCTGTTTGTCTTCGCGGCTACTAAATCGTCAGTAACGGCTGACTGGCTTTGCTCCACTGATGGAGAGCCTATTACTCGCGCGAGTACTGCTACGCCAACAACAGGCTGTCCTGTTACGTCGTGGACGTACCCGTCGATTACGCAGGTCTCTAAGGACACGCTGGTAGTCGCGATCGATGCGCCCACCACGTCGATGAACGAGGTATACTGATCAATGTCCGCGCCTGTGATCACAATAGCGAGTGACCCAAGCGTGTTTACGTCTCCGGCGGCTAACGTGAGGGTGTAAACACCGAGCCCCACTTCAACAAAGTTGCTTCCGCTGAGCGTGACCGGTGAGAATGCTCCACCGTCTTTGCTGATTTGAGCGGTCACGTCCCCAAAGACCAGGCCGGTAACGGCTACGTCCGCCAAAGTCAAGATGACTGGGACGTCTACTGCTACGTTTTGCGTGACTTGCTTGCTCATCTACTGCCCATCTTTTGCGTGATCTCCGTCGTCGGCGTACTTGTGAAGAACGAGGCATTCCTCGTCGTCACAAATAACTGCAACTATTGCGTTGAGCCGCATTAATAGGTTCTCCATATACATGAGAGATTCAGCTAGAGCCTCATCAGCGTCGTCTAGCTTCTTCTGGTGAAGTTCCAGCTGATGCTGTGGGTTGATGCTCCCATCCTTGTCTTCGTAGAGATGCTTCACCCCGTTCACGCCGTTCCTCTTCTTAGCCGCTGACATCAGAACTTCCTCCTCCGCTCCTTCCGCCGCCCCTGCTGCGAATGAGCGCGTCTAACACAGCGGCCGTGTGCACAGCCAGCTCGCGGTTCTTCTCCGCCCACTCTTCGCTCTTGGTGACGTATCGATCTGAGTACGTGACCAACTGTGTGACAAGTTTATCTTGGTATTGCTTGTGCAGATCCTCGCGCTCCTTCACCAGCTTCTGGTTGGTGTTGTACAAGGTGCGCAGAAATAGCACTAAGAGCAGGCACACTGCCCCTAAGATTCCGCTTTGTAGGATAACTTCGAAGACTCTACTTTCCAGCATGTTATCCTACAAATGCGATAGCCGAGAATGACACTGCGGCGCCCGCAGCTCCGCGAACGCGAAAGAAGTGCACGTGCACGTTCTCTTTGAACTCTTCGCCGAAGGCGATAGGATACCAGTTTCGGCCGTTATCGAGCGACAGCTCCATGGTATTGGCGCCATCAAGATTCGACACTAAAAGCCGAAAGCCAAGCGCATTAAGGTCATACTTGGTGCCACCTGGGGTTGTGGTGGCGTCCGGGGCAGACCCGCTAAAGTGCTTGGCTCGTCGTGGCTGGTGAGACATATCGTACTCTCCTTATGAACACCCAGCCATAGCGGCTTGAGTGGAGGGCGACCCCCTAGCTATGCGCCAGGGGTGAGGGAAGACGTGTGCGCAGCAGGGCGCTCGCTGTACGAGACAGTCACCTGCTTGAGCAGTGCAATGAGAGGCTGCACAACGTCTGTCATCGCCGTTTGAACAGCTTCGAGATCTGCGGCGCCTTCGATCTCTGTGACCAGAGATTCAAGTACCACCATCACCTTGTTCAGCTCTGTGCGGGAAAGACGAACCACCTCAGAAGGGGTGTCTTCGACAACTTTATGTGCGGATCCGAGGGCCATTAGTCATTCTCCTTCTTTTTGCGCCGATGGCGCTTAATTTTCTTGGGGGGCGCTTCAGCCTTTTCCTCTTCAGCTGGTGGCGCGACCGGTTCACTCGTTGCTTCGACAGGATCAGGCGAAGACACTTCTACGTCAACCTTTTCCTCGATGGGCTCAGCTTTGATGGGCTCAGCTTTGATGGGCTCATCCTCGATGGGCTCGATGGGCTCGACGGGCTCTTTGATTTCGAAAACACCGTTGAGCTTGAGCAGCTCTGCGAAGTCTACTGTGTAGCCTCCGCGGCCCTGTGCTTTTACGTCGCAAACACCGTCGCGATCAAACGCAAACACGGTCTTGCCAACAAGGACGGAGCGGTCTGCAAGTCTTTTGCACTGCGCTTTCATAGGTTCTCCGCTGATCTCTTGGTGGGGGTTAGGGGTGAACTGGGCAACACTGAGCTTGCCGAAAAGGGAGTGCGAGCCGCGGGGCTGTACTTCTCGGCGTGCTTGCGCGCGACGTAGTGTGTGTGCTGTTGCCATATTCCAATCAGCCAACTCGGCTGCAGGTTCAAACCCACCCCCAGCGTACCAGGGGTGGGGTGCTAGTCATCCTAGCAAGTTAGGGCTTACGCCCTTTCAAGACGACCGATGTTTACGAAACGGAGCCACTTCTTCGGAGCGAAGAGGATCGGAGTTCCGTACAGCAAGATCATCCAGCGGAATGCCGGGGCGAGAACCGCGAGGTCCATCCGCAGCATCGGGAGAAGCTGGCGGAAGGTGAGGACGGATGGAGTCATCTCGCCCATGTACGCGATCTCGGTGAATGGCAGCAGGAAGTTGACGTCAGACGCCACAGTGGTACCTGAAGCAGCCTGCGAGTCCGCCGGGACCTGGAGAACCAGCGAGTACTGGCTGAGGTCCGTAGGTACAGACCCTGGAGATGCCTGAGCCGCCGTCCGGTAGAACCGGAAGTACTCCGTCGGGAACGCGCCGATCGCGCCCGCGTTAGTGACGGTCAGGTCGAGCTGGTCACCTGCTGCCTTCTCCGCCTCCGAGATCGTCTTCGCACTCGAAATGAGAACCGGAGCCGACTCGCCGAAGCGGTTGGCGGCAGTCACTGCGTATGCGTAGTCGTTGTCACCAGCCGGAGCTGCCTTCTCGAAGTCGCCAGCGCCCGTTGCGTTGTTCGCAGCGGTCACCGAGGCCGGGGCGGCGGGGGCGTTTGCGCTGGTTGCAGCCGCAGGGGGCGAAGGAAGACGCTTCAAGAAGACATTCGGGTTCAGCTCCATCACGCCGGCTTGCGTCATGACCGAGTTAACCGACAGTCCAACCATGCCGTTCTGCGGCGCCGGAAGCTGCACGCGCTCCTTCGGATAGAACGTCTTCGTGAGATCCGAGGCCACGCGCGTTCCTAGCCACATGTCTGTGGGGTACGCGTAGTTCTCGACGAGCTGGTTCGCGCCTTCTTCGACGTCAGCTTCCTGGATAGGCTGACCTTCCAGGTCGATGAACGATGTCGGATCGATGAGCGCATCGAGACCGTCCCACTGCTCCGCCTCGCCGTCGAACGCGAGCGAGCTGTCACCCTTGAAAAGGGAGTTCTCGACGCGCTCTAGGAGCCAGAGAATACCGTTCTGGTTCTCCAGGGCGATGACGTCGCCGTGAGCGGGGTGGACAACAGTCATCGGGTGGGTCACCTCACGGGTGCTTCCGATGAACTTCACGAGCGATGTACGACGTGCGTACGTGGTGTCTTGCGACGGGGGAAGCTCACCCTCTTGCACGAACGCGAATGCGTCCGAGCCGTAGTCAACCAGTTGGTTGTACTCTTCTACGGTGGAGTAAGCTGGGCTCTTGGGGATCTTTTTCCACATCTTGATGTGGTGAGCCGAATACGTCACGACCTTCAGCGAGCCTTCCAACGATTCGACGCGAAGCGCCGAACCACCGGACTGATTGCTGATCTGGAATCCTGCTTCGAGGGCCTTCTGGAGGTCCTGAACGGAGCTGGATTGATCGATGCCGAATCCGTTGAGATCCCCCCGAGCGTTCGGAGAGTAGTGCGAGAGTCCGATAGACATTGTGCTCTTTCCTTCCTTACGGGTTCGGGGTTACTGGCTACCGCCAGAGACGTGGGCCAGGACCATTTGCTGGACCTGTGGGTTGATCTCTCCGGTCATTTCGTACCGGCAGACATCGAGACTGTTGAGCTTGTTGGCCTTGACCAGGTCCGTCATCGCGCTAACGATGGTGCTCTTGGCCATGTCCTCCGCCCCATTCGCGAGGCCGCCTGGACCGAAGGACTTCTGCATGGGCTGTACACCCTGACCGCCGGGAATAGCGCGAAGCTGGCTCTTGGGAGCGTACGCCGGACCAGTTGCCTGCGCCGTGTGCACGTCAGACGCGCCGGCTACGTGCTGGCCGATGCCAATGAGAGTCTCAGCGAAACCTACATTGAACTGGCCTTGGTCGTTGAAGCTCTTGGCGATGGTCGCCTCAACCTGCGCTACACGCTCCACCACAGGGGCGAGAGCTGCGTAGACAGACTTGGCGACGTTGTGCTCGACACCGCGAAGGGCGTAGCCCATGGCGTTGGCGAACTCGGCTAGGATCGGAGACATCTCCAGGCCCGGCTGGAGATGTTGAGTGCGGCCGATGGCGCGATCGAGGGACTTCTTGGCGTCCGTTTCAATCTCCTCATCGGCGTCGCCAGCGTGGCTGTCCGGCACCGAACCAGGATCCTTGGCTTCGCCAGGAGTCCCCGCAGCGCGCTCCTTGTCGGCGCCCTTCTTGACGCCATCTTCGTCGTCGTCAGGCGCGCCCATCATCTGGAAGCCACCCTTGGTGACCCAGGACTCGGCCTGCGTGAGGCGCTCGCCCTTGGCGATCTTGGCTGCGATGAAGGGGCGCGGGTCGGCGCCCTTGACGATTGCGACTTCAGCGGGGGTAAGAGCCTGGCTCTTCTCTACCTTACGAGCAAGCGCCTTCTTGACGCCGTCGTAGTCGGTCCCATTTTCGTCGATTCCGTCCTTGTGCTCGTCCTGCCAGTCTGATGTGGACGTGCCTGCGTGGCTGCCTGGATCTGAATCGCTAGCGGTGTGATAGAGCTGGCTTGCGCCCTGGCCCTTCGCCATCGATTCCAAACGATTCAAGGCAGCATGGAAGTCGGATTTTGCAATAGACGACATTTCTGATTCCTCCTAGTGGATTCCATGCGTTGAAAAGATGGCATCAGCGAGAGCCTTTGCCGTTGGAAACGAGTAGTTACGTGACTTCTGTATTTCGCGGATCGCCTCGTCGTACGAGATCCGGTCAATCGATTTATGGGTTTGGAGCGTGGCGTTGCCTTCGAGCGACTGAGGCACGAGCGTTGCGCCCATGCCGCCTGCTGAAAGCGCCTTCTCCTCGTCAACTTCGTCAGTGAGCGACTTGGCTCCGGGCGGGCAAACGCAGCATCCGCCCTTGCACGCCGTATCTGCCGGGTGCAGACACCACTGCTGCGCGCTGAGACTCTTGCAAATCTCGGCCCAGGTGTTGGTGTTTACGGGGCTCGCCGTGATGGCGACGTCCTGGAGCCAGCACTTCAAAATGGTGCGGCCTTGCCGACGCAGGATTTTGCCCTGGATCGAGAAGCCGACTTTGCGCTTGGATTCGTTGGCTGCGAGGGTATTGATGTGTTCCCACCAGTACTCGGCCCGTTCCTTGCCCTTGTACAGGAAGCCCTTGATGAACAACCCTTTAGGCGTCATCTCGCACTCGGTGGCCTCGCCGACTTTGTGTTCGGGGCCGTCCTTGTGGTCGTCGTTGATGTAGCCGTCGGTCAGAAAGTACGAAAAGTCGATACCTTTCTGATCAACAACCTCGCCCTGCAGGTCTCGGTGACTTGTGGACGCGATCCCTTGGATCCAGCGCTTCCCATCTTTATCGGCCTTCGAGATACTCTCGCAAGGCACGAAGAAATGGAACGTGTCGCCAGTTCCGCGGAGGTCGTCTTTGAC